CCTAACTGAAAATACCAAAATGACATTAGATACTTCCGGTAATCTTGGTATTGGGACAACTACACCAGGTGCGAAAATTGATGCTGTAGGTACCCTTTCGGCAAGGTTCGACGGTGAGGTTCAATTTGTTGGAACAGGCCAAAATACATCACATGCGAATTATGGGCCGAATAGAAATTGGTATATTCGATCAGGTAATAATGATGGTAAGGTCATCATTAATGATATCGGTGGAAATTGCGGTATAGGAACTGCTAATCCAACACGGGGGAAAGTTCATATAGTTGGTTCAGTTACAACGAATAATCTAGGTAATTATGCATATTATAATAGTTCAGCAGTTGTAAATATAGGCTCTACTCCAAATCCTTACTCATTATATTGCGATAGCTATGTAGCTGCCTCAGAGTTTAATGCGTTTTCGGATAGACGTATAAAAAAGAATATAGTCGATATAAACGATAGTTCAGCACTTGATAAAATTCGTCTACTCGAACCAAAAATATACAATTATATTGATGAAAAAAATAAGGGAACGAATACTGTGTATGGTTTCATAGCACAACAAGTGTACGATGTATTACCATACGCGGTTACGGTAAGTGAAGGAGATATACCAAACATACTAAGAAACGCATATGTAAGTGTCATCGATAATAATACAGTTGAATTGACTTTAGAATCATCCGTAGAAGAATTAAGTTTATCAAATACATCTGTTATAAACATTATTACAGATAATGATAAAGTTTTAAAGTGTAATGTACTTTCGTTTTCGGAAACTAATGTTATAACAATAGAAAATACAAGTGATTTTAGTAATGTCACAACCGCTTTTATAAAGGGGGAACAAGTAAGTGATTTTCACCATCTAAATAAAGACGCTATATGGGCGGTAGCGAGTGCAGCTTTACAAGAAGTCGATCGACAGTTACAGACTGAAAAGACAAAGGTCGCGACACTGGAAACACAAATCGCCGATTTATTAGCACGCGTCATCGCGTTAGAATCTTAAAGTTTCACATTTACCATTCTGGAATATCAAAATGGTAGAAAGAGTACTTACTTACTTTCGTGGGAGTGTGTCCATTATTGCTAAGGCGATTACACCAGCAATAAAAAATAAAACAACGTAATTACATTCGGTATCCTCTCCGCCAGTAGGACTTTCACGTCGCTCCTGGACTGGGACTGGTACCTTTTGAGAAGGTCTCGGCCTTTCAATAGGGTCATCATCTAAGGGACAGTATCCTATCATTTATACTATAATTTACAAATTAATTTCGACCGACTTTTTCTTTCGAGCACCACCACGTTTACCCTTGGTCTGGGTAACTTTAACTTCTCTCAATTCACTAAAATCATCCGTGTCGCCTGTGTTTGGCGCCTCCGCGATATCCGAAACATCGTCGTCATCATCATCGCTTGGAGGTTGTGCCTGTATACTCGTCGTGTTCATGGGTGGTTTTGGTGGCATCATAATATTGCCCATAAGACTCGAAATATCAAACCCTGGTCCTTGCATTTCGTGTCGACCAGTACTCGAAGGTTCGGAACTTTGTTGCGACTTTGGTACTGTATTTTGTACCGCCGCCATCATACTTTGAACGAGTGCCGGATTCTGTTTAATCACATCGTTCATGTTCGGCATGACCGATTTGAACATACTATTGGTTAGATGGAACATCATCGCCGAACCACCAAGCATCATAATAAGTTTGATTTCTGGTGCGACGTGCATTTTCGTTCTGTATTTTACGTATAATTCTTCGAATACTTCATCATAATCGTCGACATTTTCCATAACGTTTTCGGACCACCCTTCGAGTTGAATTTCAAAGGGGTTATACTTCTTATTCAAGAATTCAAGACCGGTCGTACACGCAATCAGCATACGTCTCGCAAATTTAACCGATTTATCTACGTCTATGCTATACGTAATTCTCTTTACCTCGTTTCTAAGTTCATCTATAGGGGAATAGGCGTTTAACCGTTTGTTTACCGTAAAACCCTTTTTTTCTAAACGACCAAGTTTGTTTACAAGATCGGCTTTCTCTTCGTCTATAGTTTTAAATCCCGGGGAAGGTTTATCTTCATCTTCGTCCATAGAATAGCCACCCCCACCACCGTTTCCCATTCCGTAATCCATTTCAGGTCCGTAATCGTCGTATTCACCGTAATCAAGGGGGACTTCCTGGGGAGGTGCTGACGGTTGTGTTTGTTTATTTGGGTTAGCAAACGAATCCATATCTTCCTGAAAGACTTGTCTAACCGGGGGTGTAAACTGGGTTTTCATTCGCGCGACCTGTTTTTTTACAGGCTGATGTCTCGGAACTTCAATCTCAATTTCGTTCATGAGTGCCTGTTCACTATCATCAAGTTTCATAACATTATGTTCTCTACGATCAAGAATAATCTCACCGTCCATATTACTCTTTATATTGAAACTATTCTATTCTCTTTAACGCACTTTATAAAAAATATATTGGTTTACTATAAATGAAACTTAATTCTACCAACAGAAACACGATCCGTGCCATCGTCTTCGTCATCGTCCTCTTATGTATCCTCGCTATGTTACGTACCAGTGGATACCAGGGCGCCGATGTCGAGATTGAAACCATCAACACTGGTTCACTCTTCGACATTCCATCGACCGAAGAATGTCTCGCGAGCGCATACTACTCTAACAGTGTTGGAGGTGTATGCGACGGACAAAAACTCGTCAACGAACATTTGAATTATAAGATGAAGTAAAATATCTATTATATATAAATGGCGTTAGTCACCAGTCAATCAACTTTACCTAATTTCGATTACGAGTATCACACAATTAATGTAGATACATTAGGTCAGGCAAGTAAAAACACATTTTCGGTCTATATCCAACAACCCCTTAAAAATGTAGTCCAGGCTCGTCTCGTATCAGCCAAGATAAATACGACTTTAGTCTCTAACGTGTGTTACGTATCTATAGAAGAACTCAATACCCAGTTTAGTCAACGCGCGACGTCCGATCTCGAAGGTCAAACGAATTTATTAAAATTGAACAATTCGTTCGGGAGTATCATGAGTGCAAACACTTTACCACTCGTGTTCCGCGACGAATATCCAATCGTACACCAGTATATAACACCAATCAAGAAAGTCAGTCGACTCACGGTGAGTTTACTCGACCAAACCGGTGGAACTATACCCGGTGAAGATCTCGATAACTTTTTAACCTTACAGTTTATATGTAGAAAGCCCAATCTTTCAGGGGAGGTGGTCACGCGTCGTGCTAAGTAAGCTACATTTTAACCTTTTCTTAATATAAATGTCTTCTGGTATCGTTCAACTTATTGCCATTGGTGCTCAAGATGAGTACATTATGGGACAACCAGAAATTTCTTTTTTTACATCGACGTTTAAAAGACATTCTAATTTTTCACAGTCCGTCGAAAAACAATTGATACAAGGAGCTGTGAAAGGTAATTCCATGTCGACGATTCGGTTCGACCGAACAGGCGATCTTTTAGGGTACACGTACCTTACAATAGATGACAATACACAATCACTCGATATTCAAAGGTGGGATACACTCATCGATAAAGTCGAACTTTTGATTGGTGGTCAGGTCATAGACACACAAGATGCCATTTTTACAGAAAAAATAGCCGTCGATACGTTTGCGACGAACATATCTAAAAGTGCTTTAGGGACGCACCCGGGTGTAAGCGCACGTTCCTATTTTTATCCATTTAGATTCTTCTTCTGTGAAGGTCCTCAGTGCGCTATACCTATAGTCGCATTACAATATCATAATGTCGAACTCCGTATACACTGGGGTGTCGACGCGGGTAATTATAATTTTGAGTGTTACTCGAACTATTATTACCTCGATAACGAGGAACGAGGTAATTTGGTTTCGCGAAACCATAACTTAATTATAACACAAGTTCAAAAAAGTATTCCAACTAACGAACTCGTACAAGAACTTACGTTTAACCACCCCATAAAGTATCTCGCGTCTTCGGATACAACAACAGATGGGGCTTTAACATCGTCCACGAATAAGATAAAACTTGAAATAAATGGATTGGATATAGGTAATTTTAAGTGGGCAAAACCACACTTTATAGATGTTATGAATTATTATCATACAAATTTCGTCACGTCACCCGATTTTTTCTTATACTGTTTTTGTTTATCGACGAGCTCACTCCAGCCGACAGGAACGCTCAATTTTAGTCGTTTAGATTCAGCAAAGATACTCAGTCAATCCATGGTTATTCGTGATCCGATATACGCGGTCAACTACAATATACTTCGTATCGAAAATGGAATGGCTGGCCTTATTTACGCAAATTAAAATACAGTGTTATATTAAATGGTTAAAAATTTACCGACTGTCGAGCGGTCTACCAAAATCCGGTTTGGTAAATACGCTACAGATGACCAGGCTGAAAACACAATTGTATTTAATGCTTCCAATGTCGCCATAAATGCGAATACACCCGGAAGTATGTACATGACACCATTAAGAGTTGCGGATATTGGTGGTGCGACATTTATTGGATATAATTCAGAATCAAAAGAAATTGTTAATACCGGTGTTTTAACATCACTTTTAGGGGGTATTACTTTGGAATCAGCTTCTTTAGAGGGTAATACAATTTCAAATTCAATTCCACATTTTGCAAATATAACGACTGCATTTACAACTATACACGGTTCAAACGTTGGTATTTCAAATACAAATCCACAACACATGTTATCGGTCGGTGATAAAATTTTCATGTCCAACACAGGTGCAGAATATTTAAAGGTTGAAGGTAATGTACGTGTTGAAAATTTATATGCTGGTAGCAGTATTAGTTTGAATTCAACAGCGACAAATAAAATTCAAGTTTCGGGTAGAATAAATACAGATTCGATCACTTTAAGTCATATTGGTATATCTAACACTAATCCAACCATAACGGGTTTAAGTTTGGGTTCGAGTACGTTTTTACAAAACCCAACTGATTCCAT